ATGCAGTCAAAACGGTTCGACTAACACATCCAGATGAACTTATTTCTTTAGTATCTAGCATTGAACAAATCGCGCTAGTTAATAGCATTGGTGACTTAATTGATATTGAAGCTGATAAGCCTATTATTGATGATGGAACTAGCCAAAAGAAAGCAACTGTTAGAAAGACAAAATAAGGGGTATTAGATTATGTCGGTAGCATTTACAAGACAGCTTGGCAGTCAGCCGGGTGTTCAGTTAAACCCATTAGCGGATAATTCCAATATTCAATATGTCGGTAATTCAGACCAGTATTTTGGAATTGCTATGCGACTTAATCAAGGGCGTATTGATAAGCCGTTTTTAGTTTCGCGTGGGAATATAAACAAAAAAATAGGCATTGGCGATACAATGCGCTATTCATTACTGAATGAAGCTTATGTACACGTTGTTGAAGCATTAAATAATGGTTCAGCTGGCGCAATTGTGCAACGCCTTTCTACATCAAGCTCGGCTATTAGTTATGCAGTAGCACGGGTTGGAACGGGCGCAGTATTAGCCCCTGTTTTAGCGGGTGGCGTGATTGCTGGTATTACTATCACAAATGGCGGTACAAATTACCCTAATGGAACAATTCCAATTGTTATTGCTGGCTCAGGAACAGGCGCACTAGCCACTGCAACCGTTACGGCTGGAGTCATTACAGCTATCGTAGTGAATAATGGCGGAACAGGATATACAACGGCAACGGCAACGGTTAAAGATGAAATTAGCTTCACAGTTGAAGCAGTAGCACCCACCACGCCCTATATGTTTTCGTTGTATCACTTATCTTGCCATAACAACGGCATTAAAATCAGTGTTCATGCGAATGAAAAACGGGTTAGTGGCGCACAAGTGGCTAATGATGTCATTACGATTACATTAAAAGACCATTTAGACGTAGTTCTTAATTCGTTTACGGGTTCACTCGATGCAACGGCTAAAGATGATTATGGTAACTCGTTTTACTTGCCTGATATTATTGCAGGTATTGCCGATGATGTTACCTTAACAACTGGCACAATGAACTCAGTTAGTACAAGTTCTAACGCCTATGCTTATAGTGCTAACGGTGGTATTAATATCATTAATTCAGCGGTGCTAACCTGTTTTAGTGAGGGCGGCACGGGTTACGCAACTTCTGATTATGTCAATGCAACGAATAAACTAGAAACGACTGTTTTAAATTATTCTTATATTAGTTCAGGTGGCAGTAAATCAACGGCTTTAATCATACAGCTTGCTGATTTAGCGTATAGAACTAACCGACAACTTAGATTTGATATTGACGGTGGATTGAATGTTGATGCGGCTATCACATTTATTGAGCAATTAAACTTGGGGGCTAAAGCAAGTTCTGAATTATTTCATGCCTATTGGTCACCGTTAAAGTCAAACGACCCTACCGGCATTAATGGGAATCGTTTTATTGGAGTGGCAACGCTTAATATTGCTTATGCGTGTGGACGTAACGCAATCGTAAACTCAAAAGGTTTCGCGGCTAAAAACTACCCTATTGCTGGTAAAAATTACCCTATCTCAAGAAGTGGTATTGTACAAGTTTATACGCCTACGGATAGTGAATTAAGCCGTTTAGCGGATGCGAAAATCAACCCTGTTATTTTCTCAGAATTTAGCACGGGGGGCGCGTATGTGTTTAGTAACTCAATCACTCAAGCCCCAGTTAATAATTCACTTAAAAAGCTAATCAGTGTCGCAGAAATGCACACTGATATAGATAAGAAAATCACCGTTTTTGCTAAAGATGCGCTGCAGTTACCTATGGAAATTGCAATTAAGAAAACTTCGGATTTTATTTATAATTTATTCGAGGGCGCGGTCGGTGCAAAATGGCTTGTTCCAGCAAGCGACCCGTCAATGGGTGGTCTTCCTTATCGCTTTGAAGTGGTTGCTAATGCGGCTCGCCCTTATGATACGATTGATATTAACGGGTGGGTACGCTATGACGGCACAGCTTTACAATATTATATTACACAAACATTAAGCAAATAGGCTAAGACAATGAACGAAGATGATTTAATGATGGATTTATTGGGTGGAAATATCGCTATGGATAGTGCTAATATGATGAAAGATACGGATGATGACATGGACGGGGTAGATACTGCTGAACTTGCAGAAATTAAGCTAAAAGCCATGTCAGCCTTTGACGTATGGGAAAGCATGGAAGAAGATGACCTTGCCCCGGATGAGGGGTATGCGGACAGACTTCAAAGCTTATTAGTCGGGATATGGTCACCTGATAAAGATGGTGATATTGATGATGATGAAAGCTATATGGTTGATATTGCCTGTGATTTTGTCGAAGAATGGCTAAGAGAGCGTGGCATTAGTGAAGAAGATATTACCGCTATTCTCGAAGAGTGGGATAATGAAGCGGCTGAACGTGTTATTGAGTTTTTACAGTCAAAAGATGAGGGTGCATTCGATAATATTTATGGTGGCGCATATAATCAAAACGCGACCTTTGACGCTGCTTATAAAAAGAAAATTGTCTTTAAAGACGGTCAAAAAACCATCAAGCGTAAACGTGTTTCAGGGCATGTAAAGATGACTCCAGCGCAAAAAATGGGATTAAAGAAAGCGCAGCGTAAAAGCCACAATGCAACGGCAAACCGTAAGCGCATGAAGTCTAAGAAAGCAAGAAAAAGAGCTGGTAAATAGTGGCTCTTTCATCAATTTGGGACGGATTGAATCCTAACTTAATTGCTTTATTTTACGAAGTAAATAGAGATGGCACAAAAACCAATAGTGATATATTGGTTCAATCCCCCCTTGTTGATGGTAGTTTAGATATTAGGCTTAATTGGAATAGTCCTTTTGAGGGGGCAGGTGTAGATGGAATAATACCCACCCTTTCAGCCATGCTTCAATCAGGGCAAGCGCAGCCGATTATTGACTTATTGGGCAAGTATGATATTACCAATGAAGAAGTAACGAATGATTTAACAAAATATTCAAAAAATGCTATCGGAAAAACTGGCATTACTAAATTAAACTCAACGCAGGTGTTTTCAGGAATGCCCCCGATTAAATTTAGTGCTACGTTATTGTTTAGGGCGTGGCGTGATGCAAGGGTAGAGGTAGAGGAACCATTAAGTCAAATGGTTATGTGGGCTTTACCTAAAAGACTAGCAAAGCAAAGCACTATCATATTAAGAGCAGTTGAAAGCTTTGTAACAGATAAAAACGCTGAAAAACTTATTCAATCACTATTCCCATCAGATAGCCCCACACTTATTGCGATGAAATATAAAGGAAAGACCTATTCACCTTTAGTGATTGAGTCGGTTAATTACCCCCTTACATCCCCGATTGATAGTAACGGAAATATGGTTAGTGTTTCGGTATCGGTGTCACTTTCAACTTTAACAGCCATGTCAGCAACAGACTGGCAAAATATATCATTATGAACTATTTTCCAGAATTAAGAACCAGCAGGCGTACGATTCAGCTAAAAGAGCTAACGATAGGAGCGGCGATAAATATTGCCAATTCCCCTGCTATTTTACAAGAAAAAAACACATCTACTTTTTTAAATGAAGTGGTTGATGGAGGAGCCAACAGTGAAACGTGGACGGTGCAAGAAAGGACGTTAGCTATTACTCATTATCTAGCCAGTGTTTTGGACGATGCCCCAGATTTTGCGGTGGGTGACGGTCATTACTTAGATTATTTTGACGGCTCAATGGATGAAACAGAGAAAGAAATTGAGTTAGGTGAAGTCAGCGGTGATAAGTGGAAAATCACGCACTTACTTGGTTATATGGCAGAAAGCATCGAACGGTTAGAGGGTGAAGTAATCGGCGTTAAAGGTCGTTATCACTGGTTGCTAGGGGCTTTATCAGTTCAGCTTTTTAAGGATGATGATAGAGATATACCAGACTACAATAATAAAGATGAATATGATAAATGGTTACTATCAAGAATAGATGTTTTTAATTCATATCCAGAAAGTGATTTTGAGAACTTAATAAATGATTTTTATGATAAAAAAATGGAGTTAGACCATTTTTTTAAGATTGATTTTGATGATACAGGGGTTATTAACTTACCAATTAAGGAGGAGGATAACAGTTTGT